TAGGTGGACTCTGCCTCGCACCGGACCCGTGGGACGTACACGTAGGTCCGTGCATGTCAGTGTTCGCGCAGTACGTCCTCCCCGAGTTCCGCAACCAAGGCGCGAGCGCCCGCATGATGCGGGAAGCAATCCGCATCGCCAAGAGAAGCGGTGTACCCGTGCTGGCGTTCACGCACCGTAAAGGCCCGTGGCGCTACGAAACCATTTACCGAAAGGTCAACACATGAAATCTCCCAAGATCGACACCTCGGGCACTGAGCGTGCCCAGCGGGCGGTTGCAGAGGCGCAAACTGCGGCGAACAACCTGCAAAAGAACTTTCAGACCGACCTGAGTACCGAGAACATAACGCAAGTTGTGGCCGGTGGCGGCGCTGAAGCCATCCCTGAATCCTCGACGAAGCGGCGTCGTCAAGGTGGTGGTGGCCTGTCCTCGCAACTCGGCATCAACGTGTAATGCGAGGGGCTACTCACAAGGCCCTGTTCAACAAGTTCCGCGATACGACCGTCATCAGCCGCTGCGAGCAATACGCGAAGTGGACGCTGCCATACCTTATGGCCGACGTGTCGGAGGTGAGCGCCAGCGGGCGGGTTATCGTGGAGCGCGACTTCCAAGAAGTCGGGGCACTATTCACGAACAACCTCGCCAGCAAGCTCGCCCGTTTGCTGTTCCCTACGCAGTACCCGTTCTTCCAAGCCGACGCCTCCAAGGCGTTCGCTGACGCCGCCGCAAAGCGCGGCCTGAACGACGAGGCACTGCGTGCAATGTTCTCCAGAATGGAAATGGCCGCGAACAAGCGGCTGTTCCTGAACTCCGGTTATGCTGCACTGATCCTCGCAATGAAGCACCTGATCGTCACAGGTAACGTGCTTCTGCATCGTGACTCCAATAAGGGCACGATCACGGCGTACGGCATGCAAAGTTTCGCCTCACGGCGAGACGGTACTGGCGAACTCATGGATTGCATCCTACGCGAGTACACGACTGTTGAAGCTCTGCCTGAAGAACTCCAAGCCGCACTTCGTACCGCATCCGCGTCGAAGTACGGACGACCCGAGCAAGTCGTGGAGAAGTACACCCGAATCCATCGCGAAACCCGTGGAGGTGTCGCAGGTTACTATGTCTCGCAAGAAGTTGACACGATCAGCGTCGGCGAAGCAAGCTGGTATCCTGCGAACCTGTGCCCGTGGATGTGTCCAACGTGGGTCTTGATCCCCGGCGAACACTACGGTCGCGGGATGGTCGAGGATTACGCGGGTGGCTTCGCCAGACTGTCCACACTGTCTGAGGCTGCGGCCCTGTACGGTGTTGAAATCATGCGGGTCGTGCACCTCGTCGGTGCCGGTGCTGGCAGTGATGTCGATGATCTGGCCGAGTCCGAGTCTGGTGAGTGGGTGCGGGGCGACCCTGACTCCATTAAGGCTCACGAGTCCGGCGATGCGCAGAAGCTCGCGGCTGTCGAAGCCCAGCTTGAGCGCGTCGTAGGCCGACTCGCCAAGGCGTTCATGTACCAAGGCGGCACCCGTGATGCAGAGCGCGTCACGGCGTACGAACTCCAGCGCGATGCGCAGGAAGCAGAGTACGCACTCGGCGGCGTGTACAGCACGCTGTCTGGTGGCATTCAGGTGCCGATGGCGCACATCCTGTTGGTGGAGGTATCAGACTTGGCCCTGACCGGGCTGATCGCTGGAGAACTCGCCCCCGATGTGACCGCAGGCATCCCGGCCCTTGGCCGCGCCAGCGATGTGCAGAACCTCTTGGTGGCCGCGCAGGAACTCGGCGCAGTGCTCCCCGTCACGCAACTCGACAAGCGGATCAACCCGCAGAAAGTCGTGGACATCGTGTTCTCGGGCCGCAGCATTGACACATCGACCCTGTTCTACACTCCGGAAGAACAACAAGCAAACGCAGAGGCTGAGCAAGCCCAGCAAGCCGCACAGCTTAACCTGCTGTCCGCTGACACGCTGGCAAGTCAGTCCAAACAACTCGCAACTTTGACAGGAGCTTAAACCATGTCCGCCACCCACGTACCCACCGACGGCTTCAACGCACCTCCGGCAGCAGGTCCCGCGCCCGTTCCGCAGGTTCCGAATCAGGGCTTCCAAGTCCCGCCCGCTGGTGATCCTCCCCGTATGCCGAACGGCAACGGGCACCCCATCGCTGCCCCGAACCAGCAACCCGGCTGGGTTCAGAATCCGGGCCAGCCGCAGCAACAGCCTCAGCAACAGACCCAGCAGCCCACACAGCCGGACATGTCCAGCGTGGTCGCGATGTTGCAGGCTGCACTCGCAGGTCAACAGCCCGCGAACGCGCAGGCCCCGGCGCAACCCGCACAGCCTCAAGCTGATGCGATCCGCCCGAACTGGATGCAGTCCAGCGCCAACGAATTCGACGTGAATCAGATCAACGATCCGATCATCAAGTCGATGGCTACCGTGCTGCAAACCGCAGGCAAGGACCTCGACCTCGACCGCGTGTTGGGCAAGGCACTGGCCTTCGGCGATCCGGCTCTGGTCGATCTGGCGTACCTGCGTGACGCTGGTGGCCCGCAAGCTGCCCAACTGGCTGAGATTGCCAAGGGCATCGTGCAGGCTGTGAATGCCAAGGCCGAGGCAGTGACGAACGAGGTTTACAACTCGGTCGGCGGTGAGGCTGTGTGGCACTCGTCTGTAGCTGCGTTCAACCAATCGGCACCGCACGAACTGAAAGTCACCGTCGCTCAGATGCTGGACTCGACCAACGAGAACTTCATCAAAGCCGGTGCCAAGATCGTCGCCGAGTTTGGCCGGAGTTCCGGCCTGATCCCACAGCAAGGTGCGCCCCTGCTGAACTCTGCTTCTGCCGGTGTGCAGGGTCAGGGTCTGACTCGTGAACAGTTCCAATCCGAACTGCGCAAGATCGACCCGAACTCCGCTGGCTTCGAGCAAGCCCGTGAAGCCCTGTTCGCCCGCCGTGCACTCGGCAAGCGTTCCGGCCTGTAAACTAATCCTGAAAGGAAACCACAATGTCTCTCGCAACCAACACCGACACCACTGCGGAACTGCGCACCCTGTACAACGCAGTTATGAAGTTGGAGGTCATGCTGCGCCAGTACGATGACGGCAGCGCCACTGGCGGTGCCAACGTCAAGCAGGGCCGCTTCCGGATCAGCGAAATCGACGCGCAGATCACCGCAGTCACTGCGGCCATCACCGCCGTCAACGCCTAATGAGTAGCCAGCCGCACACGGTGGCGGGCACTCCAACATTCTGATTGAAAGGAAACATAAATGGCTGATACCAAATACAAAGCAACCATGTCTCGCGGCAATTGGGCCGGTTCCTCTGCCGATCTGGACATCCACCTAGAGGCGTACGAAGGAGACATCGAAGGCTCGTTCCGCGTCGAGTCCCTGTTCCGCTCCAGCGGCCTGACCAACTTCAAGACCGTCGCAGGTCGCAGCAACACTTGGCGCGGTGATCGCGTCGGCGGTGCAACCGTGAGGGGCCGTAAGGCTGGTGAAACCCTCGACCCGACTCGCATCGTGAACGAGAAGCTGCTGATTACCGTGGACACCACGAGCTACATCCGCACGCCCATCGACTACCAAGACGAATGGACTGCCCCGGACTTCCAAGCCGAATACTCGGCTGAGCACGGCAGCGCACACGCCAAGGCGTTCGACCAAGCCCACTTGATCCAACTCATCAAGGCTGGCACTTGGGTCGCCCCCGACAGCCTGAAGGCTTCCGGCGCGTTCTTCGACGGCATCGCCCTGACCCTGACCGGCTACAACACGCAAGTTGCGCTGGGCACTGATGCTGGCAACGAAGCTGCTGCCGCCATTCTGGTGCAGCGCCACAAGGAAGCTCTGGCGACCTTCGTGAAGCGCGACCTCGGCGGTTCGCTGGCCGAGTTCGTCACCCTGATGGAACCAGACGCCTTCAACGTGCTGCTGGATCACAAGAAGCTCATGAACGTGGACTTCCAAGGCGGCAACGGCGACAACAACTTCGCGGCTCGCCGTGTGGGTTGGCTGAACGGCATCAAGGTCATCGAAACCCCGCGTTTCCCGACCACCGCCATCGCCTCGCACTTCCTCGGCCCCGCGTTCAACGTGTCGGCTGCTGAGGCGAAGGCCCGCATGGTGATCTTCCACCCGCGCAAGACGCTGGTGACTGTCGAAGCACAGGGCATGGTTGCCCGCGTGTGGGACGACAAGGAGAACTTCGCGAACGTGCTGGACTCGTACTGCATGTACACCGTGGGTCTGAAGCGCGGCGACTGCGTGGCAGTTCTGTCCATCGAGTAATCAACTAGGGCGGCATCCGAAAGGGTGTCGCCTTTTGTCGTTTTGAAGGGCACACATGAAACTCTTGGACGCGGTAAACCTAGTCCTTCCGAAGCTCGGCGAGCGTCCAGTGACCTCGTTGGAAGTGAAGCACCCGACCTTGGCGGTGCTCCTGCCAATCATCGAGCAAACCCAAATGAACACACTCCAACGTGGGTGGTGGTTCAACGAGTACGAGTACACTGCGTACCCGAATGCACAAGGCGAGATTGACATTGGCGTGGATGCGCTGTCGTTAATCCCAGATTACGAAGGTACTGCCATCATCCGTGGGCAGCGCCTGTTCAACCCGAAGACCCTGACGTACGTGTTCGACACGTCCGTGAAGGGCAAGCTGATTCAGAACGTGGTGTTCGATGAACTCCCCGAAGCCGCCGCGACGTACGTGTTTTACGCGGCTCTGATCGAAGCGTACACAACCGACCTCGGCGTAACGCAGGAACTCCAAATCTGGCAAGGGCTTGCTGCCCGCGCTTGGAGCGACCTGCTGGCCGAGCATCTGCGCCAGCGCAAGCACTCCACCAGGAAGTCGCGCCGCTGGCGTCAACTCATTAGCGCAATGCAAGGATAAACCATGAGCACTTACGAAGCCGCGTACAAGTCCCTGCTGCAAGGTGTTTCTCAACAACTGCCAGAGGAACGCCTGCCGGGACAACTGACCGCGCAGGTCAACATGGTGTCCGACCCTGTGACGAACCTGCGCCGTCGCCCAGGCGTCGTGTTTCGTAAGTCCTGGGCATGGGCATCCGCCGACTACGAGCACTCGCTCGGTTGGTTCACAGACATCGCCGGTTCGCGTGTGAACATTCTGCTGAACACGAACACCGGGAACATCCGCATTCTGGATGAGCAATTCAACGAGGAAGCCAACCTGAACGGCGGCGCGTACCTCATCAACGCAGACCCGACACGCATTCGTGCGTCGTCGGTGGGTAACGAGTTCTTCCTGTGCAACGTGGACAAGCAGCCAGTTGTGCAGTACGGCACGCCTGATCCGAACCCAGCGAACTCCGGGTTCTTCTACGTTGTCTCCGGCGCGTTCAGCAAGGGGTACAGCGTGAGCATCGTGCACGGCGGCGGCAGCATCCCGGCGAGCTACACAACGCCCTCGGGCACTGGCTCTGGTGACGCTGCACTCGCAACCCCGGAGTACATCGCCGAGCAACTGCGCACCCAGCTTGTCACAGGCGGCGACCCGTCCCTGTCCGTGCAGCGTGACGGCCCGTACGTGTTCATCACCCGCGCAGGCGGCATCAGTGTGAACACGAGCGTAGGCACTGGCTTCATGATCGCATCGAAGTTCGGTGTGGTGCCCAGCACTGGCAACCTGCCTGCTCGGCTCCCGTCAGCGGCCAACGGCTTCATCTGCCGGGTGGGCACTGGCGGGTCCCCGCAATACTATCGGTACAACCACTTGACAACCGAGTGGACTGAGGTGGGTGTGTGGGGTAGTCCGACGAGTATCACGAACGTGCCGATCAGCATTCTGTGGAACGGCACAGCATGGGCACTTAACACCGAGAGCTTCGTGGGCCGCCACGCTGGCGACGATGACTCGAACGAGTTGCACGAGTGGATGACGTACGGCATCACCGGCATGGGCACCTACCAAGGACGCCTCGTGCTGATGTCCGGGCCGCTGGTGTCTCTCAGCGCCAGCAACAAGCCACGGCACTTCTTCCGCACTACGGTGTCGAGTCTGCTGCACAGCGACCCGATTGAAGTTGGTGCGAGCATGAACAGTGCCGCCGCGTACGAGTGGGCCATCCCGTTCCAAAAGGACTTGGTGTTGTTCAGTAGGGCGTACCAAGCTGTGATCCCATCGGGGAACACTGCCGTGACTCCGGCAACCGCAACAGTGGTGCCTACGTCCGCACACGAGACTGACACGACGAGCAGACCGATCACGTTGGGCCGCACGCTGATGTACTGCACGCCGAAGTCGGAAGACTTCTTCGGCGCGATGGAAATGATCCCGTCGAACTACACAGACTCACAGTACGTGTCGCAGGACAGCACGCCGCACCTCCCGAAGTACATGGGTGGCCGTTGCCGGTTCGCTGTGTCGTCGGGTGTGGCATCGCTGGCGCTGGTGGCCCCGAGTGGCGACCCGTACAGCCTGATCGTGCACGAGTACCATTGGGACGGTGACACGAAGGTGCAGCAGTCGTGGCATCAGTGGACGTTCGAGTACCCAATCGCAACCGCGTACTTCGCGAGCGATGTGGTCGTGCTGGTGTTCATGCAGAACGGGCAGGCTGTGATCGGCACCATCGACCCTCGGGCCGGTGCGCTGAATGCACAGTCGGAACGCCGCCCGTTCCTCGACCTGAACGTGAGCCTGAGCATCGTTGACAACGTTGTGAACATCCCAGCGTGGATGCTGGCGTTCGACCCTGCCATTGAAAGCAAGCTCGGCCTTGTGTCCCTGACCGGGGCGCTGGCTGGTGAGCCTGTGGGCTTCACGGTGTCTGGCGGCACGCTCGTCACGGTTACGTCGCATCCCAGCGGCACGGTGGGTGTTGGTGTGCCGTTCTACAGCGGCGTGATCCCATCCCCGCCTGTGGTGAAGGACTACAACGACCAGACGATCCACTCAGGCAAGGCAACGCTGCAACGCTTCATGATCGGCACCAAGAACTCCAGCGAGTTCAAGGTGACTGTGACGGATGCGTACAGCACTGGCGAAGAACTCGCAGTGCCAACGCTGTCGTTGTCAAGCCCTGAACTGGAACTCGGTCGAGGGCTGTACGCTGAGACCAGCATCAGCATCGTGCCATGCCGCACTGACCTCCGAAGCACTACAATGGAAGTCAGCACTGAAGGCACTGGCGAACTCAACATCACGTCACTGGAATACGTGGCGAAGTATCACCCGAAGATCAAACGGAGATAACATGGAAATCGAAGTGATGCACGTTCGTGCACTGCAAATTGGACGCCGCGAGGCGATTCTGCGCCTGCAAGACGCCATCGTTTACAGTGGCCTCGACGTAGGCCCCGCCGCGTGCCCGGTTCAGCATCACTTCGCTCCGGGTGCCTACGGTCGGGAAATGACCCTCCCCGCTGGCCTCGTGGTCGTGGGGAAGATTCACAAGCACGCGCACATCAATGTCATCAGCAAGGGGCGCGTGCAAGTTTTCACTGAGCAGGACGGCGTGCTGGAACTGGCCGCGCCCTGCACATTCGTGTCGAGTCCAGGCACGAAACGAGTCGTACACGTTCTGGAAGAAACCGTGTGGACAACGGTGCACGTCACCGACAAAACAGACCTCGCCGAAATTGAACGCGAGGTGATAGCAACAGACTTTTCGGAGGTTTAATTATGACATGGTTCATGGCCGGTGCCGTCGCACTTTCGGTAGGCACCTCATACATAAGCGCACAGAGCGCAGCGAACTCTCAGGCTAAAGCAGCCGGGGCAGCGAGCCGCGCCGAGGGCGAAGCAATCGCGAAGGAGCGGCTGAACGCCACCATTCGCAACTCGTACAGCACAGCACTCGCCCAAATGAACTTTGGCCTGAAGAAGCGCCAACTCAGCACGCAAGCGGCAGACATCCGGGCAGCGACCCTCGCGGCCAAGGGTGATGCTACGTTGGCCACAGCAGCCACGGGCAGTATCGGCGCAAGCACGAACGCCGTGGTGAGTGACATCGAGCAGAAGTCACAAGCTGCGCTCGACCAGACCACGGACGCATTCGAGAATGCCGTGGAGAACTACAACAACGAATTGCAGATGATGGTTATTAACACCGACCAGAGCGCACCGACTGTCCGACCTGTGGCGTACCACGGCCCGTCGAGCGGTGAAATGCTGGGTATGTCCGTGTTGCAAGGGCTGAGCAGCTTCGCATCGAGCTACGCGATGCGGAAGATGAGCCTCGGACTCGGCGAGAAAGCCGCGACTCCGCAGGTGTCCAGCAGCGCAGGATTGTACGGTTTTGGCACAGGTTCCTCGGGCATGGGCCTGAAGATGCCGCGATAAGGAGAACACATTGCAACGTCAATACCAAGCCCCTGAGTTTCGCACTAGGGACACGCGGGAGTTCCAGCAGTCTAAGGTTGTGGGTGCTGACACCCGCGTACAGGCCCCGCTGATCGTCGGTGACGCCTCATGGCGGGACAAGATGCTGGAGAGCTTGGGCAACCAAGCAGCAGGCGTGCTGAGCAAGATGGCTGACCTTGAGTTCAGCAACCTGTACCTCGAAGGGCAGGCACAGGCCGGTGTGATCGAGTCTGAGGAAGAACTGCAAGGCAACCCGCTGACTCGCGATTGGAAAGTCGCAGGCTACCGGGACACGATGGGCAAGCTCGCGCTCGCCGACATCGAAGCACAGTTCGCGACTGACATTGGGAAGCTCCGCGAGAGAGGCCCCGAGGAACTGCAAGCGTACCTCGCCACACGCCGCGAGAAGATCATGCCAGCATTGGGCAGCATGTCCCGTGAGGCTCGCGCTGCCGCTGCTGGGCAACTCCTGCTGCAAGACCGCGCCGCGATAAAGTCGCACACGACCGAGCACGCGAAGTTCATCATCGAGCAGAAGTCGCAGGCCGTGCACACGCAGTGGAACACCTCACTGCGTACGCTCGGCGCTGCACAAGTCCGCCACCAACTCGGCGAGCTTCAGGACAACGACTACAACGAGCAACTGCGCAGCACTGTCGGCACGATGGTGCAGTCGGTGTGGCTGGATGACTCGATGCCGTACGGTGTGAAGCAGCAACTCACGTTGGAAATGCTGCAATCGGCGCTGGCGAACGACTCGGTTGACTTGTATGACTTCGTGGCATCGAATGACATCCCTGACGGCAACGGCGGGAAGTCGAGCCTGATGGCCCGCCTGACAGGCAAGCAGCAACTCAAGGTGGCGAACGGCTACCGTGAGGCACAGGCACGCACACGCGATGCCCGCAACCTGTTCCAGATGGAGCAAGTGGCGAACCTCGAAGCTCAGATCGACAACGGGGCGTACCAAGGCTCGTACGACGACCTGACCGGGCTGCTAGACCCAATGGTGATTTCCAAGTCCATGACCGGCGAGCGTCGGCAGAGCATCATCAACAAGTTCCTCGACAAGCAGTACAAGGGCGAGCAAAGCTCCGAGCTGGCCGACATGTACATACGCGGCGACCTGAACGGCATCATGAACTCAGGCAAGGATCAGACCGATGGCCTGAAGGCACTGGACGCAATGCTGGCACGCCGCAAGGTGACTCCAGAGCAACGCCTGCAAGCGTACCTGAACTCCGGCCTGAACGGCATGGAAGGTGGGTTCAAGCGTGCGGGTGAAGTGCTGGGCACCGCACTGCGCCAATCCCGCAGCCCTGACGGCACCGTGCTGCCGCAGCATTTGGCAACCGTCCGCACCATCGACCAAGCAATCCGCAAGGCTGAGGCCGCAGGGCAGACCGGCGTGCGCGTGCAACTGTTGTCAGGTATGTCTGAAGGCGACCGCATGTTCACTGAGCGAATCCTCGCGCAGATCGACGGCGGCGCTGCACCTGACGAGGCCGTGCATCGTGCGACCGAGTTGGAGGCCAAGGAAGCCGACATGACGCCCGCCGTGAAGGCGGCACGCACGCAGCAGACTGCAACCGCAGTGACCAAGGCCATTGAGGGGCTTGAGCCGCGTGGCCTGCTGTCGAGCACTTGGACGTGGGCAAAAAGCATGTTCAGTGCCGACGCATCCGCAGACCTGACGCTGCGTCCGAAGTCGTTTGTTGGCGACCGTGACGGCTGGTTCGGGGATGGCCCGACCGTGCAGTTCTACACCGCCCGCGTGCGTGAAGAACTGGCGACCGAGGCAAGCCATGTGCTGTTGCAGAACCCGCACAGCACGCCCGAGCAGGTCATCAGCGTGGCAAAGGCGAACGTCGCAGCCCGCACGATCAGCACGCGCTTCGGCCCGCTCACGATGCCCCGCAACGTGAACCTCGAAGAAGTGTTCGGTGTTGGTAAGGGCAACCAAGCCGCCATCGGCCCCGCACTCGACGCGATGCTGAAGGAAACCAAGGAGGACGCGAACTGGCAACTGGCCTTCCGCAATGGGCGGCTGTGGGCACAGGAAGTGGATCGGAACGGCCAACGTGTCGGCACCGGCACCTTCTTGAACCCGCGTGACATCCAAGGCAAGATCAAGTCCATGACTGACGCCGAGCAGGAGCAGGCGAACCAGACCTTTGGCGCTGGCCGTCGAGTCCATCAGGGCAGTGTGACGATGCAGTTCAACGGCCTGAACACCGCTGGCGTCCCGGCAACGTGGATGATGGGCTACCGGAACAACCTGATGAACCACGAGGGCGTGCGAGCGAAGCCGTACCGAGACCTGTCCGGCGCGAAGGACACGAATGGCAACCCGATCATGACGGTCGGCGTCGGCGTGTCGTCGCACAACCCGCGTTACCCGAAGGTCAACCCGGACGGCACCGTGTCGCAGCAGGAGATTCAACGCAGCTTCCTGGAGGCGTCGAATGACGCGGCGATTGCGGGCAGTAAGGTGGCTCGGGGCTTGGGGCGGCACGATCAGCCCACGTTCATGCTGATGTCTGAGCTTGCGTACCAATCCGGTACGGAGTTCATGTCGCAGCGGAACAGGACCGGAGAGCGTTACCGCGAGTTCGCTGGGGCGTACATAGCGGGGGACGTGCAGAAGGCTCAAGATGCGTTCAAGCGCACCGCTGCGTGGTACTACAGCGCAGACCCGAAGAACCGTACCAAGATCACACCGCGTCAGCAGAATTACCTGCGACTCATTGAACAATCACTGAAAGGAAACTAGACGATGGAAACACTGCCAACCGTTAATGTCACCTCCAAGGCCCTGCCTGCGGTTGACACGAGCATCCGGGGGCCGTTCGGTTCGGCAGTTCGAGGCCCTATCCCGGATGTGCCGGAACCGGCGTTCGGCTCCGAGGTAGCAGCAGCACAGGACGGCCCCAGCGTCCACGGTGCTGCCGCCTTCACCGACACAGGCGCGGGTGCCCGTGCTGACCGTGCGATGCGGGAAGACTCCAGCATCCTCGTCGGCATCGGTGCCGCGATCACCACATGGGCCACGACCCGCCTCATCAAGCGGCTAGGTCGCCCCACCTTTGACGAGGACACCCCGATTAACCAGTACGAGGCTTTCGAGCAGGTTGACATCGTGCTGACCGACGACGAGCGCGAGTACGTGCAAGGGGTCGGCAAGGGCATCAAATCGTTCCAGTGGGCAATGGAACAAGTCCGCGACCGCCGCATGGCTGCATCCGTGCTGGGCGATCACCCAGTGGTCGGCCTCGCCACCGGCTTCATCGACCCGCTGTGGTTGGTGGTGCCGCCCGCGCTTCGCCTCGGCAAGACTACTCCGAAGCTGGGCCGTGCTGTGTCTGCTGTGTCGGCTGGTGCCCTCGGCGCTTCTGTGACGGCTGCTGGTGAAGGCCCGGTGTCTGATAAGGAAATCGCCCTGAGCTTCGTGCTGAACTCTGCTGCTGGCGCTGCGTTCTACAAACCCGGCAAGGGCTTCGTGAAGGCAGCTGACGACTTCCCCACGCAGGCTGTGGACGATGCACTGGCCGCTGCAGAGCAGAGCACTGCCGCTGCGCAGAAGCCGCGTTACCGTCTGGTAGAGCCTGAGAAGTGGGAGGAAGTGGACATTCCCGAGCAGCCAGCGAAGTTCGAGTTCCAAGAGATTCGCTCGCCGGAACTGGACAACGCCAAGCCGGGGTACAGCTACCAGAGCAAGAAGTTCGCCGTGGAGTTCGAGAACCCGCTGGACAAGGCCGCGTACATCGTGGCCGGTAAGGGCAAGTCGAAGGCACACCAAGCCATTCTGGATTGGGCCGTGCAGACCTCGGGCCTGACCGAGCAGCAACTGCTAAGGCGTGGCGAGGCCATCCGTGCCGATCTGAAGGTGCGTGCGAAGTCTTCGCCGGAAGGCAAGATCAATGCAGGCCCCAGCCCGTTCGAGTTCAAGCCCCGCGTGAAGCAAGTGAAGGTGGCCGATGCTGTGCCCGCCAGCAAAGCGCGCCGCAAGGTGCAGGATGCGAAGTGGGAAGAAGTGCCGCAGGAACTGCAACCGGGTGCCGTTAACACAGACCCGGCCAAGGTGGTCGCCGCAGTGGACACCGCGCTGTCACAGGAGTCGCGTTCGCGTGGCCTCGGTGCCAAGCTCATGTGGAACATGCACAAGACCATGCAGGGCTTCGGCACTGTCGGTAAGAAGGTCGCGGACATTCTGTACGACAACAACAGCGACCTCGGCATCACGTCGATGGAGTCACACCGCGAGGCCATCCTGTCGAACCTACGCACGCACCAGTTCGAGTACGAGGACATGATGCGGCAGGCAATGGCCGCTGAAGGTGCATCGCTGTGGAGGATGTTGAACCCGTTTACCAGCCGTAAGGCATACGCAGTGCAGGCCCGCATTGAGCGCGAAGTGCAACGTGAACTGTTCCGCCGTGAGCAGTTCACCCGCCAAGGTATCCCGATCACAACTGAAGGCGTCAAGCCTGCAATTGCGGAGATGGCTGACAAGCTGGACGAACTGCACAAGAAGGCGCTGGCCGAAATGAAGGCCGCAGGTGTCGAAGGTGCCGAGAACGTGCTGGAGCGTCCGGGCTACCTGAACCGGAAGTGGAACAGTGCGAAGATCGACAACACCATCGAACGGTTGGAGAAGCTCGGGCTGTCCCGCGAGCAGGCGCACGCGAAGGTCACTGGACTTGTGTCGCTCGCGCTGCGTCGTGCGAACTCGATGGATGCCAAGCTCGCCGACCAAGTGGGCCAAGCCATCGTGGATCGTGCGCTGCGTAAGGGGTACTTCGAGGACTCGGTGTTCAACGCCCCGGCAGGTGCCGGGCAGTTGAAAGAACTGCGCGACATCCTGAAAGAGTCCAAGATGCCACACGACGAGATCGAGCGTGCCTTGAACGTGCTGCGCGTGGCGTCTGACGATGCGGGAAAGGCTGGGTACATGAAGCACCGGATGGACTTGGACTACCGCGCCACAATGCGGGTTGGTTCCGAGAACATCAGCATCATGGACTTGATCGACTCGCGTGTGAGTACCATCGTAGATCAGTACGTGCGGCAAGTGGCTACGAACTCTGCGTTCGCTCGGAAGGGCCTGCGCAAGCGTTCGGCCATTGAAGCACTGCGCGAAGAACTGCTGCATGACGTGCCGCTGGAGCGGCGCAAGGAAGCCGCTGAACTGTTCGACAACACCATCGCGCATTACCGTGGCGACCCTGCCGGTGCAAAGGTGAACGACAAGTTCCGCCTGCTGCAATCGTACGGACGCACAATCTCGCTCGCATGGTCGGGCTTGTGGCAGATGACCGAGTACGCAACCGCGATGGGTGAGTACGGTTTGGCGAAGACGTTGAAGTACGCCGCGCAGGAAATGCCAGGATTCAAGCAACTGATGAAGCCGGATCGTGACACTGCGCGTGCGTTGAACAACGTGCTCGCCGAGCACTCGTCGGCATCGCTGCGTCTGCGCCCGTTCATTGCGCGGTTTGAGGACGGGTACGAAATGGACATGGGGAATGCGCTGCAACTGTCTGCCCAGCAATGGGGCCACATGGTGCCGTACGCAAATGCCATGAAGTTCGTGCACCACCACCAAGCCCGCGTTGTGGGTAATTTGATTCTTGATCGTCTGGAACTCGCTGCAAATGGCAATACCAAGGCCCGCGAGGCACTGGCGAAATACGGAATAGAATCACCCGTAATGGACAAACTGGCTGCGGAAATCAAGGCCAAGGGGTTCGATGTGGACTCATGGGATGACGCAGTTTGGGCATCCGTGCGGCCCGCCTTCGGGAAGATGATGGACGCGAGCGTGCTGAAAGGCCGACTCGGGGACATCCCGGCATTCGCCGCATTCGACCCGGTAGGCAAGTTCATCTTCACGTACCGCACGTTCGTGCTGGCGGCGCACAACAAAGTGCTCGCTGGCGGACTCGAACGGAACGGCGCTGCGGCTGTCGGCCTTGTGCTGATGTACCAAATGCCGCTGGCGCTCGCTGCCGTGCAAGCTCAATCCGTGATTCGCGGTGAGGGTGCGCTCGAAGGTGATGCCCTCGTGAAGAAGGCGCTCGGCCAGATGGGCGGGCTGGGCCTGTTCAGCGAACCGCTGAAGTGGGCCACTGGAGAGTCCAACTCCGTTGGCGCTCCGGGCCTCATCCCGATTGATCGCGGCGTGAAGCTGTTTCAATCGGCCACCAACCTCGACGCCGAGCAAGGGGCCAGCACTGCGCTGACCATGATGCCGGTAATTTCCGCCGTGCCGTTCATGCGCGGCATGGCTCAACAGATTAAGGAGTAATCAATGGCACAAAGCACCCAACGCGCTGTCTCTAACGGCACGTTGGTGTTGCTTGACCTGAGCATCCATTACCTCGACCGTTCTGAAATCGCCGTGTACTTTGATGCGGCGCTTACTACGGATTGGGCGTGGGTGGGCGAGACTGCAAAGCAGATCACGTTCACCCCAGCCGTCCCGAACGGCGTGGAAGTGCTCGTCAAGCGCACCACCGCCATTTCCAAGCTCAAC